TCTCCATGGAGTTGAGATATAACACATCTTTACTTTTGATTTTGGTGAAAAATCTGTTTTTAATTTAAGCTCATCATAATCTATTGCATTTTTAATTACAGTGCATCTGTCTTCAGGTACTTTAAAAAAGTATCTATACTTCTCAAAAGTCCAATGTGAGTTAAAAACATACCAGTCATATTTAGAATGATTATCTTTGTTTTGAAACCAACCTTGTAAATTAGGTTGATCATAAGAATTTTTAATCCAAAGTATATTTGATTTAACAGGATCTAAAGGTATTTTTTCTGGAACAGATGTAGTTATTTGTACTGAATCAATTAATGCACTCGGTACATATTTTTTAAGATAGTCGAACTGAATTTCAGTTCCGCCGTAAGGTTTCATTTCATAGTTTTACCAAAAACCTGAAGAGATGCAACCGTTATTTTTTGATTGATTTGAAGATCATCAGCAACAGTGTCAGTATTGGTATCAGCAACATCATTATCAAAATCAGCTTTGCTAGCATATACTTTACCTGTTCTTTTGTTCTTTACTTCTTCTTCTGCTTTTGCAGGCACTACTGGGACTTCTTGTCCATCAACTATAATTGTTTTTGTCATTAACGTCCTTGTCTGTTGTACTTCTTATAACACCTTTTCTTATGTTTGTTAAGGCTCTTTGTATGGCGTCGTGGCCGCTTCTTTGGTTTTGGTCTTGGTATGAAATCTTTAAATTTTTGTTTAGCCATTTTCTTGTGATCTGTTTATTAATGCATAGGATATTGCACCATGGCAAGTTCCTGCATTATCTACTTGCATCGTTAAAGAATCACCCTCTTCTAGATTTAAAGGTTCACCATTTAAAGGATAAACAGTTGTATCAGAAGAAACTTCTTTATGATAAACAACAAAACTTGTACTTGCACTTGAATCATTTAAATAAATATGGCAATCAACATTGTTATTATGCTCGTTAGCTAATGTGTAACCTTTAACTATTGCTCTAGAAGAATCATCTACAGTTAACACTGTAGTTAAGTTTGTTGTAGATAATTCATAGCCTGCGTTTTTATATTGTATTGTCATGATAAAAAGAAATTAAACGCATCTTGTTCGTTTTTCAAGTCTTGCTGATATGATGTATTTAATTGATTCTCCACTGTTGCTATTGCTTGGTTAATTTGTCTGAATCCTTCTTCAGTATATTCTTTAGGTGGTTCAGGTACATATACGTTAATTTTTGCCATTATCTTCTTCCATCTACATTTACATCTGCTCTAAAAGTACCAAATCTCCAGGTTTCATCATTTGACGTATTTTCTACTTTTAAATTAGCTAGTCGACCCCTAGCTCTTGTATCAATTTTTTGTGTACTAGCACTTACTGTGAATGGCCCTAATTGAGAAGATGCATTAGTATCAATAGGAAAATCTTTTAGACCAATAGTAATAACAGCATTGCCTTGTAAGTTTTTAAAATCTGGTAAAAATCTCGATATCCTCATAAGGAATTGACCATCTCCATCAGTAGGTAAATCAAAATCTCCTGATTGAATAAAGGCAGCAATAGGTGTTTCAGTACCATCTAAATCTATAATATTAGTTCCTGTTTCTTGTGCAAAATATTTACTTGCACCAAACGTATCTGTTGCACCACTTAACTTATCAAAGGTTGGTGTGCCACTTACATTATACTCAGTAGCATATGGAAGATCATAAGTTGAAGCATCGTGGTACGTGCTTCGTGCGAGTGTCATAACAGACCAAACATTCTCGACATAATTATAAACTACACTTCTGTTGTTTTGTGTTGCTGGATCATTTAAAGGTTTGCCTGATGGATAGAACCATACGATTTCATTAAATAAAGAATTATGTGATGCGTATATAATTTCGTTTGATGAATAATTAATACCAACATTATCTCCTGCTGTTGTAAATACAAAGTCTTCAACTAATGAAGGTAAAAGTTTTACAGTACCATCATATTTAAAAAAACCTCCTCCAGTTCCCATCCAGAAAACTTGACCATCTGCATAAACAGCAGCATGCTGACCAATACATCCACAATTAGAACCGACCTGTCTTATAGAGAAAGTAAACGGTGGACCAACAAACTGCATTACATATGCAGCAGTGTCTGTTAAAATTAAGTTGTAGTCTTTACCAGAAACAGCCGCTACAATCTTGTTACCTGTATCCAGTCTAAATGTCCCTGCTGTATTTACTGAAGTTGGTTCATAAATATTATAATTTTCTTGATCACTAAATCTAATAAACATTGGATCTTGTGTTGATGTATCACCAATTGTAGTTTCAGTTCCAAAATGAACAACGTGTCTATCTCTATCAGATACAATAGTAAGTCTTGAAGCTGTTGGAGCACCTGTCATTACAGAAGCTCTTGTTTCTAAAGGGTTAGCAGCTCCTGCATCCCAAGTAAATGTTCTTCCGTCTTTTATTGTTGCAATTAGTTGTTGTCCAAAATTATCTAAGGACCATGATCCAGGATCTAGAATAACTTGCGTTGACGTACTTCCTTCTCCCCACTCATCTGATCCCCATGTATCAGTACCCCAACCATATCCATAAGTTTGAATTGTTGGACCAATTTCAACATATTTATCTATTGATGCAGATCCAGCAGAACTCATTCCTGAGCCTGTTTCAGCAGTTTGCATTTGAATAGTAAACACAGCAGTAGAAGCTACCACTTTTACTTCGTAAGTAATATCTGTAAAATCAGTTGTTTCGTAATCAGTTGTTCCAGGCAAAGTTACTGAAGAAAAAGTTACGTAATCTCCAACTTGTAAACCATGTGCTCCTCTTGTGACTGTAACAGTCGTACTTGATGTGTTAGAAGTAAACACAGCTCCTGATAAAGGTGTTTCAGTAGGAGTAATATCATAAAATTTATCTTCATAATAAATATACAAAGCTTTAGAAGTGCCAAGTGCTGCGTATTTTCTTCCCTCTAAATCATTCCAACAGTGCTGTGCTCTTGCAGGTCCTGAAATAGTTTGTTGACCTATCGCTTGAAAACCACCAATTTTTTCAGGTTGACCGTATCTGAAACGTACAAAGTCAGCGTCTATCCACTGACCCTCTGCACCTGATGGTGTATCTGATTTATTGAGACCAGGTCTAATTTGAACATTTGTTAATGGCATAATGCCATTTTACAACATATTAAAGCTTCTTCCAAGTAGATGGAGAAGGTATGTTATGCTCAGATTTTATACCCTCCTTCATAGTAATCATTACGTCACCTGATATAGATATACGAGGTTTGTCTTTAGTATTTTTACCTGTTTCATGAAATATCATAGAGGGAAACACGACTAAATTACCTGTAGCTGCAGGGTATTCTGCTTTTGCAAAATTTGTTTCATCCCACTTATTAAAATAAGGATCTCTCTTTGGCACATTCAATCCTACTTTATGTGCTTCATCCTCTAAAAAAAATAAATTACCTTGGTCTTCTGCTTGAGGATAATACACAAAAGAATAATGACTACTCATGTGTCTGTGATATGAAATAAATTGATCTTTTGTAGAAAAGGTTGCCCATGATTTTGTAATGTAAGCTTCTAATAAGTCCATTTCATAATTCTGCATTAACAAAGCACCTCGAATCCCATTTTCTATCTCTTTAAATAATTCATCAAATCTTTTATCTAAATGAAGATTATCGTCTATTGATTGTAATTCTTTTGGTTTTATATCCGTGGTTCGAGAGTATTGAGAATTGGTTGCTGTAATATTTTTAGATATAATTGGTATTATTTCTTTGTTTATTTCTTCAAAGTTTTTAATAGAAGTTATATAAATTGGATAACCGAACCACTTTGATATATTAGCCATCAAGTTTACCTAAAGTATCAAACCATATGTAACTATTTAACTTAGACAATAATTTTTCCATATCATTATCCTTTACCACATAAACAAGTGTTTCTGTACAAAAATCTTTTATAGCCTCAAATCTATGATGACCATCAATTAATAAGCCATTGTTTACAACTAATGGACATAATAAACCATTTAATTTTATGTCAATTTTTAATTTATCTATAAGTTTTTGATTATTATTAGATTGATTAGATTTTATATTTTTTATTTTGTATCTTTGAAGTATTGAATTAAATATTATTTTCTTTGGTTTTAAAAACACTAATTCACTTTTAAAAATCTATATTTTATTTCACCATTACCACCGTTACCTCCTTGAGTAGAACCTGAATTTACTTGAGCAGCTCCACCTCCACCTCCAGATCCTCTAGAACCATTTCCACCATTAGTTCCTGCTCCAGATGATGATCCTCCTGATCCACCAGATACATTTCCACTAAACGATGCTGCACCAGTAGAACCACCTATTCTACAATTATCCCCTCCACAGTTTCCGTTGTTTCCACCATTTGCTCCATTACCATTATCGTTAAATGTTCCTGTTGGTCCTGATGTATTGGTTGTAACTGCTTTTGTTGTGCCATCACTATCTCTAAAATTACCAGATGTAATTGGTGTTCCTGAAATTGTATTTGATCCTGCAGTTCCTGCAGTATTAGTTCTTAATGGTCCTTGTACTCCACCTCCCGATACAGAAGATCCACCACCACCATTTAATGTAAATAAACTTCCTGAAGAAGATCCTGATAAAGTTGTATTACCTCCACTTCCTGCACTTCCGCTAAAAGCTCCAGTTCCTTTAGAACCTCCAGAACCAATTGAGTAAGATAATGTTTCTCCTCCTGTGACAGATAAAATTTTATCAGAAACGTAACCTCCCGAACCACCTCCTGGACCTGCAGATTCTCCACCAGCTTTATCATAGTCTGCACCACGATAACCGCCTCCTCCAGCACCAACACCAGATTGAATGTGAATAGCGTTTGCTTGATCAGGAACTGTAAACGTACCTGATCCTGAAGATAGGGTTACAAAAGAAGTTGCTTCAAAAGCACTAAATACTAAACGCCATGTACCAGAATCTTTTGCATAAACTTCATCAACTTCTTCCCATGTGCCAGAAACTTTTGCATATACCTGATCCGCCTCTTGGTAAGTTCCAGATACTTTACCAAACGTATTAGCCATTAAGTCTCCTATGAATATTTAAACCAAATGTCACCATCATTACCACCTGATGGATCTAGTGTACTTATTGTAAATTTTCTTTCAAGCTTAGCTGCAGTCACTGCATCATTTACTATTTGTGCCGTGTCTATTGCATCATCAGCTACTTTGTCATTTGTCACTGCATCTGCAGCAATTTGATCCGAGTCCACAGCATTGTCTGCAAGTTTATCATTTGTGACTGAGTCATTATCTATTTGAGCTGTACCAATAGTACCGCCTAAAGTATTTAATGCAACTTCATTTACATTTGTACCGTCAGAATAAGCAGCATGAATTTTACCCTCATCTAAAGTAAAACCTGTTCCAGAAACTGTCTTAAATGTTAAGCTGTTTCCTGAATGAGTTGTTGCATCTTTAATAATATAAAATTTTTCTATTGAGTCAGGAATTGTTACATTTCTATTTCCTGTAAGCGTACCTGTTAAATTTAAAACCATATTTCTTGCATTTGATATTGCTGCATTAGACATTACTAGCGCAACATCACTTGATGCTACATCAATTGACTCATAACCTGCAATTGCTTGTTGTACTAAATTTAAATTTGTATTTGTCTTTGTTCCCCATGTACCAGCGTTCTCACCAGTAGCCATAAGTTCTAGTTTAAGATCTGTCGAAAATGTTGAAGCCATGCCCTATTATATCCTTACTATGCTGCTATATCAACCTCAGTCCAAACGTTAGTATCTTCAGTATCTACCTCAGTCCATGTATTTGTGACACCTGGATCCACATTTGACCAAGCTATAACTAGTGGGTTATTAATAGCTGTTTGAAGTTCTTGCCCTGTTAGATCTACCTCAACGCTTGGAATTGCTGTGACAGTTCCTAATGAGGTACTTGCGGAAACACCTGTGACATCAACAGGAGTATTTAAATCAACTGTTTCAGTACCAAGTGTAGTGGTTAAATTTTGACCTGTTAAAGAAATAATAGCATCTGCTGTAATTACTGTAGATCCTAAATCTGTTTCTAATTTCTGCTCTGGACCTGCAATTATACTTTGATTACCATCTGCAGAAATTGAATAAGGACCAAATGTAAAGTCAAGCTGTTGTCCTGTTAAAACAACATCTACATTCACTTCTACAGATTCATTACCAATATTTGTTGTTAAACCTGTGCCTATTACATCAACTTGAGTATTAAGATCAACAGAAACATTACTAATATTTGATGTTAAAGAAATACCTGTAACATTTACATTAGCATTTGCCTGTACTGTAGTTGCACCTATATTACTTGTTAACTCGATTCCTGTAAGATTTACATTAACATTAGTACCCCCTAGAGAGGCTATCGGTGATTGTGATATGGCGGTTATACCAAGCAAATTAAACTCCTAATATTGTAAAGGAGACAGTGGGGTGATTGGTGGTGCCACTGCCTCCATCACAATATTATATCATCGCTTAAACCATGAAGGAAGACCGAGATGAGGTCTTTTATCAAACATATTGTCTTTTGCACCCCAAGTTTTACGATTATTATAATGTAAGAAAACTTGTACGCATTCTTTACCTTTAAATTTTTCTCTCCAATGTTCTAATTCACATCCAGAATATACTAACATATCTCCTTGTTTTAAATCTACTTTAATACCTTTAGCTTTGCTTTCAGAAGTGATATTTTTACCATCAGGTATACCAACATTTTCATTTGGACTTAGATATATTGGCCATGGATCTCCACCAAGATTCATGGTCGTAGATATCTCACAACTAAATCTATCTTTGTGTCTTTCAAGAATATCACCTTTT